CGAACTTAAACGAAATAAGCAATTCAAGAAAAAGAATTGTAAGAAAGAGAGAAATCCTGTTCCTCACCCTACGGTGGGATGCGTTCAACAGAAGGTTGTTGGGCATGCCTCATTGGTTATCGAACCTGATATGGACATTTGTGAGCCACATCCAGCAGTTCCTGAATCATGGGAAGATATCTTCAATTTTGATGAAGATATATCCTCATCCGAAGAGATTCTAAATTTCAACGGTTGGGAAGACGTCTTTGCTGCTACCGATAGTAGTGAGGGCGAAGGGCAGGAAGGTGAAAATTTTCCTGTGGCAGAAGACGCTGTTCCCTCTGTACAAGAAAACCTGCAACTAGTCGCTAATCTATACTGGCCTGGTGAAGATCCCGTTACTTTAATAGGGAGATTCTATCGGTGCGATACTCATACAATAGATTCAGTAGCCGGTAGTCCTACAGACATTCTGATCGAAAATAGGTCGGATGTTTGGATCTTGTACGGAGCAGATTGCAGAGAGTTTTCCTACGAAGTATTGGATTTCAAGAAGTATCAACATACAATTGTTAACCATGTCACTACGAGGGATTGCGAATGTTCTGGTGGAGTTATTTATGTCGACGAAAGAAATTTTGTTGGCCCAGAATACCTAACTGCAATGCAAACAACCTGTCTTATGAACAAGATGGAATGCAATCATTGGTTCACTTATCGAGGAACACCGGTTTACTGGTGGGAGTTTGTGGATCCAATGTTACAGGTTTCATTATCTCAGACGACCGTACACAATCGGCCTGGGGTATTTTGGGCTAGTGATATACCAGCTCGAGTTCGTAGGATGGAGCGCTCTTATGAGTCCTCGATTGCCTCCGGGCATTCTCTAAACAATTACAACAAATTGAAGAATTATTTGAAAAATTTTCTTATTTCTATACCTGAAGAATATCATTTCAATATATCTTTGATGCTGGCCGGAACTAAGGCTTATCAATTGTTAAGAGATCCCCCCCAAGTGAAGAATGCTAGATCAATTAAAGTTGCAGCTGGAAGACCACAAAACAAGAAAACCAACAAGAAGTTGGCACCCGCATGGATTTATGATGGGCCTGGTTTTCAGTTTACAATTTTCGATCGCAAATTCACACATACCGCTTATCAACCACGAAAAAATGATTGTGGTGTTCATGCTTGTTGGAATATTATCCAGAAACCTGGTACAGGTGGCGTTACCCCTTTTGAGTATGCTACTTATATCAATACCTGTTTCGCGGATCCAGAATTTGCTCGTAACAACGGGCAGTTGGATGAATTCGACATTGCTAGAGTACTCAATTATTTCCAATGCGGCGCCATGGTTTTACATGACGACTCCCCAACAAAAGTTCCTGATCTTCATCTGTCACCGCGAGGTTCGACTATGATCGGGGGCATAATTGTGCATCAATCAAACTGGTGTGGGGTTCCCATGGCACATTGGACGGTCCTGAGATCTGTTGTAGGCGTTATAAAGGCTAAAGTTGGCAGTCCTTCCGGGAAATACCACGAACATAGTTTTGGGTTCTTAGAATTCAAAAATAAAGATGCCCCAGTTAATGGACTTAGGTTCACAGCTGGACGAAGCGCACAAAACGAAGCTATGTTCCAAAACTTCTTCTATCGTGATGTTGCTTTCAGTAGAAATATTGGAGGTGGCGTTGAGTTGTGGAGAACTTTATCCCAATCTATTGCTTGGACACGACAAGAGTTCACTGTTACCCCAGCTTCTAAAGCTTCTTTGTTCCCACCACTGTCACCTACTGTGGCAACACCTATCACCCCTGTGGTCCTGCCCAAAGCGGGAGTCTCCTACGCATCTGCTGTGGTCCCACCTACCACCAAGAAGGCGACTGTCAAACCGACGCCACCACCTAAACCTACATACCCGCCCCCACCTAAACCTGTGGTTAGTTCTGGACTCACCAGTAGTGCTCCAGCAGCTCTGACTACCACCGGGGCGGTTCCTAGTGTGAAGCCACCAATTACAACGGCTGGCCCACCACCAATTCCACCTCCCAAACCTCCTGGTTTGGTTCCTGTTGCCCCAGCACCACCATCGGCTCCGGTCTCTACTATCGTCCTGAATAGAGTCGTAACTGATAAGATGTACAAGTGGGGAAGATTCGAAAATCGAGTCAATGGAGGTGCCGGTGGTTGTTTTCCGCGACTAAATTTGTTTGTTAATGCATCTACTATTATTGAAGAGAATCCTTTGTTGAATGCTTACATTAAACATTGGAGTCCTAACCTTTTCAAGAATGTTAGAGCAAGATACAATTTGGTCAGTGGATACGGGTTGGTCAACAAGAAGGTTCGAAAGGGCCTGGATGCCTTCGCTAGGCGAGTTCTACAAGGAGACATACACCCGATGAGTGTGTGTAGGGGAAAAGCAGATTTTATTGCGCATGAAGAAGGACAGTTCGTTTCTAATAGGATTGTCGAGTATGACATTGATCTAGTCAATACAGCAGCGGGGGATATGCGTCCTGACCATAGTATGGGACCCTCGTTAGTGCACGCAAATGCTAGATATGGCGGTTGTGACATATACAACTGGCGTAAACTCACTGAGGAGGATTGTTTACCAATTCTCAACCAAATCACAAAACACATCGCCAACAAGACCGGTGGTTCCTTTTTGAAAGAGCATGCTTCAATCATGTCCCTATTGCGTTACTTAGGGCAACAATATTGGTGTAAGAAGTCCTCCTATGTTTACAGTAAGGAGGCCGTTGCGCAGTTATTATCTCATCCTTCGACTCTGGCGTCAGGTAGCATCAAGAATGATGCTGACCTCCTGGCGGTATTGAGACAGGGTGCTAATAGTGTCTGTTCACGTATCAATCTTGATAGAAACCTAATATTAGATGACATTGATGTCAGAGACGGTACAATCATGTACTGTTTCAACATGATTCGCATGCGAGAATGGCGGGAACAAGCTATTGTCGATGATGATCACATTGCGTTCGTTGATCCCCGTAAGCCCAGACCTGTTAAAGTAGGAGGTGCCGCAGCGCCAACTCAGAGGGTTGGACTTATGGGTTATCGTAGTACAGACTTGCACCTCCCTATGATGGGTGAGGTAAAAAGGGGGACTATTACTATGAATAAAAAGAATGCTTATGAAAGGGAGGATAAAGATCTTAACAGAAAGTGCATGGCAGTCTCTCCCGGACTAATTCTGCCTGCTGTTGCTGCACCACGACCTGACACAACTCACCCGATGTCTGCCTTTGAGGGCATTCAGAAGAGAGTCATGTCATCCCTACCTGAACCTCAGGTCGATTTTATGGATGATATTGGCATTTATACTGAAGCGCTTTTCAATAAATTCGGATGGGGTCAAATGGTCATGGATGCTGATCTAAGAGTGCTTTACGACTTCGAATACTATCTTAGCAAAACCAATTACTCAGAGCTAGAGAAGACCAAATTTAGGTTAGTTAGGAAAGCAGTCGAAGAAGCATATGACCGAGACCGAGATAATTTCGAGGAGTGGGTGAGAGTCATGTGTTTTGTAAAAGAGGAGGCTTATGATGAGATGAAGTATCATCGAGGAATTTACGCTAGAGAAGATTTTTACAAGGTCATTTTTGGGCCCTATGTTAAAATCATGGAAGCTATAGTGTTTAGCTCTGAATATTTCATCAAGAAGATACCCGTCAAGGATCGACATCTGTATTTGTTGAAGATGTTGTACGGAGACGGTTTCAATTACGCTAGTAACGATTATTCTACTTTTGAGGCGCACAGCAAGGCTCGGCTCTTAAAGAATACTGTTCACAAAATGTACGAACTTTTCGGCAAGTACATCAATCATGCAACGACACATGCTGTGGCTGAGGGGCTTATAGACTGTGCTCGGATCTTGCGTATGATTAATCAATTTGTGTTCAAGTACTTTACTGCTTTTATTGCTGCATGCAAGTGCTCTGGTGAGATGGATACGTCGCTAAGCAATGGGTTGCTTAATATGATATTGTGGTTCTATATCCTTGAAAGAGAAGGATACCACACTGGGTTGGATTATTGTAGATTTCAGAAGTACTACAAGGGAGACAAGCTAAACATTTGGCTTGGTATAATCAAAAGCATTTTTGAGGGAGATGACAGTAATTCTGCATTTCCTCATGACATTGATGTTTCTGGTTTGACCCCTGAGCTTTTCAAGTCTTATGGTTTGACACTTAAGATGGAATGGTCGAAAGAGGTTGGGGAAGCGGGATTCTGCTGTTTGTACTTTAACAGTGAGAGTCTTGAGCTTATTACATCTCCATTAAAAGCCTTATCTCGTATGTGGGTCGGATCTAAGTATGTGAATGCTTCAGATTCGAAACTTAAAGCCCTGATGAGAATGAAAGCCATTTGCATGCTATATCAATTTCCTAGTAATCCTGTACTCAATTCCTATGCTGACATGGTATGTAGATTGACCAGCGGATATGATGTTCTGCCATATTATTATCATATGGATGTTTATGATCGAGAGAGATACTCATTTCTCAAGACGGTAACAAATGCTAGAGGGTTGCGCAAAGAGCCTTCTGTTCTCACACGCTTAACATGCTTTAATTTGTTCGGACTAACACCTGATCTTCAGATTAGTTTGGAGAGATATTTCGACAGTGTTAAGACTTGGACAACATTTTTGGAACCTCCAGGTTTGGAGTTTCTCCAAAATGATTGTTGGTCTGACTACTGGCGGGACTATGCTGTTGAGTATTCTTTCAGTAGAAGTAAATCTGATTTCTCTATTGATAGAGACGCCATGAAGTTGCCTGTTCGACCCGCCTATTTAGCGCGCGAGGTTGAATCTAAACATGAAGATGCCTTATCTGATGATCTCTTGAAGGGAAAGTGCTTCTATTTTCCTTTCGCAGATGTCACAAACGTTGCTAGTGCATATTGATTGTACTTCACATCACATTGGTTTGCTGGACTGATGATGTATAAATAAAATAAAATAACAAAACAAAATAAAATAAAAGGACCTGATTGCACTTTCAGCAAGTGCGGGTGGAAATCTGGGTGTGAGAACCTGGTACCTATGCTCTAAATCTCAAACTCAACGCCGGAAAAATGTTGAGGGATGTTCATGTTAAGTATACTGTTAGCTGCGGCTACACAGAGA